ATTCGTCGAGTAGCATCGCCCGATTCTTTTCGTATATGAGTGAGCTATAACATGAGTGCAATAACTGTCGTCGAGTTTGAAACATCGCCACACGGCGGTGTCTATCTCTCAGAGTTGTCGGATGGCCCGCCATTTACCGTACATGGTGTAGCACTTGGCGCAGACGATGTTACTGTTGGCCAATCTGGTGTGAAGAAGCTCTGGCCTGCCGAAGAGTTGCAGGAGGCAGCAGACTCACTCAAAGGAACAAATCTTGTCGTAGACCACGAAAACTCGGCCGAGGGAGTTGTCGGACGAGTGACAAAGGCTGGCTACAAGGATGGCACTGGTGTCATCTATGAGGCCGAACTCTACGACGAGGACCTTGGCACAAAAGTGAAGAACGGCCTGCTGGAAGTGAGTATCCGTGGCTTCCATGCAGACGTTGACTCGCTCGAAGAAAATGATGAGGGCGCAAAGATTGTCGAAGACATTGAGTTCGATAATCTATCTATTGTTCCCACAGGCGCGTCCCCATCAAACTCGCTTGAGATTGGGTCACACGATGAGTTGAGTGCGGCCGAACTCTCCGCATTCACGGACTCGCTCGACTCGGCCGAGTTGGAAGAGATTAGCGCTGGCGACTATGTTCGATGGGATGGAAATCATGGAATCACTGTGTCACTCCCAGAAGATGGGACCATCGAGGTTGACAAATACGAGCAAGACTCTGACGGGATGTGGCGGTCGCTCGAACAAGTTGTTGACGTACAACTCGATGAGTTGTCAATGTGGGAAGTCGATGAGGAAAACATCGGCCAATCGATGAAAGCAGCGGAGGAAAACCGCTCGGTCGAGGAGAATATGCTCATCAAAGAAGGGATGACATTCTTCTCGACACTCAATGACAAACCGCTCACAATCACTGAGGTAAAAGGTGACATTGTTCGAGTCGAAAACCCTGAGGGCAGTTCGTGGCGCGAGCCCATTGATTCAGTGTTAGACGCAATTGCTGAAGGTGAGTGGGAGGGTGACATCCCAATCGAGGCAGGGATGAAATTCTACTCGACAGTAAATCATGTGATGCTCATGATTGCATCTGTGGACGGAGACATGGTCACTGTTGGCGACATGGAGGGCGACACCTGGAAAGAGGCGAAAGAAAATGTTGTCGAAAAAGTGGCTCGCGGCCACTGGGAACCCTCCTACAATATGAACGGTGAGTCGGGCGAGGAGCGACAGGACTCAGCCTCATACGATGAAGAAGAGATGGCCGACGCTTCCTACAGTCGTGGCGATTGGGTGAATTGGGACACCCGTAACTCGACCGAGATTGGGAAGGTCACCGGCTCGTATCAGGAGGGCGATGACTTGCCCAACTTCCGTGGCTCTCGTAGCATGTCGCCTGAGGGTGACGAAATACTGTACGCGCTTCGTATGTACAAGGAGCGAGATGGCTCCTATCACCCAATCACCGGGAAGCCGATTGGACATTATGAGGAGTCCGTCCGCTCGGCCGAGAAGCCGAAAAATGTCTCTGACATGAGTGTTGAGCTTGGTCGCTCGAACGTAGACCAATACGATGTTGAGGCCGAGGATTGGGTTCAGTGGTATCCCTCTGACACAACTGAGAAGCACGGCTTCGCCAAATCCGTGAGCGACGATACTGTCACAATTGAGGTCTGGACACAGAACAGTGACGGTGAGTGGGAGACCGATGGCGAAACCATTGAAAAAGATATGGAGGAAGTTGAGCCATGGGGTAACTTCCCTCGAAAGCAGGACGAGTTCGCTGATGCAATCGAGGACGGCGACCCTCGAAAGAAGCCAGCAGACAATGAGTACGCCGAGGAAAATGCACAGTCTGCCGAGCTTGTGAGCAATGAAGTTGAGCAAGGCCTGAAAAACAAGGTCGAAGAGCACAATGAAGAGTATGGCGACGAGGATGGGAAGAAGGTCACCTACTCAATGCTCAAAGATGTGTACGAGCGTGGGATGGGTGCATACAATGATACCCACAGAGAAGGGATGACACAACAGCAGTGGAGTTATGCTCGTGTCAATGCCTTCCTCTACCTCGTCCGAAACGGCCAGCCCGAAAATGATGCATATAAGCAGGACAACGACCTCCTCCCAGACGGACACCCAAAAAAGTCTGAGGAGAATGCGCCTGTTGACCCAATGGAGTGGCGAGACGGGCAACTCGTCGAATGGCAGGTCTACCCTGACCTGATGGGCAAAGTCGTGCACAACGACGAGGAGCGAGATGTGGTGATGGTCGAGATTATGACTGAGGAGAACGGGAAACTCACCTCGACCGGATACACCATCACCGCAGGCTACACTGACATTCGGCCACACAGTATGGGCGAGATGGAAGCAGAGATGTCCATCACCTCGTCCGATACGCCGAGTCAGGATGCTACACCCTCGCACGATACAGGAGTCAAATCCATGCTCGACCGATTTATGGATTCTGTCAGAGGCGAGCCAACAATTGAGAAATTTGCGTCGTGGCTCCGTTCGGCCGATGACCTAGAGATTGACCGAACTGAGGGCAGTGAGCGCTCACTCTCGTCCGAGCCAAAGTTGTACGATTCGCGTATGGGACAACCTGAGCGATTCGTTGAGGCAGACGATGATTCCCAAGAGACTCTCGCCAAAAGTTACACAGATTACCCAGAGGCGGCATCTGAGAATGCCCAGATGGCCCTCGACGCAAAAGAAGAGACTGACAATCCAAACGATTGCGGGACTGATGTTGGATGGAAGCGCGCCCGCCAACTCGCTGAAGGTGAGGGAATTTCTCGTGCAGAGGTTGGGAAAATGTCTGCATTCAATCGCCACCGTCAAAACAGCGAGATGGATTCGGAGGAGGGGCGCGCCGATTGTGGCTGGATGATGTGGAAGGCCTGGGGCGGAGACGAGGGCGTCGACTGGGCGCAGGATAAACTCGACCAAATCGATGAAGAAAATATGGCAATGATGAAAGAAGAGCACATGTTCTCGTCCAAGGAGGACGCGATGGAGGTTGCCCAAGAGATGGGACTCGATGGTGTTCATGAGATGGTCGGCATGTGGATGCCAGGAGAAACCCACGAGGAATACACTGATGCGATGTCCGAAATGGGTGGCTCGATGTACGGGCAGGATAGTATGGACGAAGACGAGATGCGTGCCTACCTTGCAGATGAGGGCGTTTTGTCTGATGTAGGGGAGTTGCAGGAGTATGAGATGCACGAGCCTTCGTATGAGGGGACGACCGAAGCTGATTGGAGTTCGCCAACCCTCACCGAAATTATGGAAGCATACGGGTGGGACGATGAGTATGACACCTACGACGAGCTTCCTGACGATGCGAAGGAGACGATTGGAAACCATTTCTTCATCTCAATGTCCGGCTTCCCAGCAGACAACTTTGGCGATTACAAGCTCCCCGTTGTGACCCCAGAGGGAGAGCTTAGCCTTAACGGACTTGTTGCAGTGAAGGGCGGTCGTGGGGTAAGCGCAGTAGATGGCCTCCCCTCGGACAAGGAAGAAGAGATTGTCGGAATGGTCAACGAGTTGGCCAATGACGAGTTCGACAAAGACTTTGGCGAGGAGATGGCACCTGGTCGCCCAACACCAGGAGAAAATACTGTTGGCGGAGTGCGAGTCCTCTCCGGCGATGACCTTTGGGACGCTTCTAAATCCAAAGAGAGCGACTTGGGCTCGATTGCTGAAAACAACGTGATTAATATGACAGAAAATATTGAGGAGAAGCTTTCGGAACTCGACGAGCCTGTTGCTGTTGAGGCATCAGAGGTCGAGTCGCTCCGAGAAAAGGCAGACAGATTCGAGGAGATGTCCTCGTCTCTTGAAGCACTCCGAGAGCGCACCGATATTCTCGACGAGGTTGACCGCTCTGATGTGGAGGCGCTTGCCGAAGCAGAGGACGCTATTGTAGTCGAGTCCGGTCGCTTTGCGGAGCTTAAGGAAGAGGCAGAGCAGGTGAAAGGCATGTATGCCGACGAACTTGCGCAAGAGTATCCGGCCTTTACTGCTGAGGAGCTGGCCGACAAGTTCTCGATTGAAGAGCTTCGAGAGAAGTTTGAAGACCAGATTGGTGAAGTCGATGAGCTTGCCGAGTCGAGCGATGCTGACACGAAGTCGCAGGACCCCTCGGAGGAATCTCTTGAGGAAGCCTCGGCGGACGCGCAGAGTGAAGAGAGCCTCTCGGACGAGGTCTCGCAGAAGCAGGAAGAGCTTCGGAACAAGATTCTTGGAGGTAACTAATAATGGCAGAAGCAAGCAAACAGACTGATTTCAGTGGGCTTGGCTACGGTGACGAGACCCGACGCCACGGTGACTATGTTGGACTCCCGCACGGTGATGGTGGGAGTGTGACTGGCTCTGTCCGTCCAGGGCAGGCTGTGATGGTCGACGGAGGCGTTGTTGCACAAGCAGATGGGACCACCGCTGTGACGATTGGTGTGCTCTCGAATTACCCACGCGCTGGTGACAGTGGTGGGCCGAGCGACCCGTCGCCGATTACGGCAGGGCAGCCCGCTAATGTGAAGACGAGCGGCACTGTGAAGGCAGAGGTTGCCTCTACTGTCAGTGCCGGAGATGAACTGACCCCAGCGGCTGGCGTTTTCGAGGCAGGCACTGGTGACATTCAGGCAGTTGCGCTCACTGATGCGGTCGAGGATGACCGCTACGATGGTTCGAGCGCCTACTACGCAGAGGTTCTTCTGCGATAACTAAGAGGTATAATTAATGGCACTTACTACACGCGACGTTATTACGCAAGACTTTGTGCGAGAGACTGTTGAGGAAGTCGTTCAGGAAAATCTCGTCTACCGGCGAGCCTTCCGCGAGATTGACGCTTCCAATATTGAGTCCAACTCGTACACATTCTACATCGACCAGGACGACATGGGCGCTCCCCAGATTGTTGGAGAGGGCGAGGAGGCACCACGCCACCAGTCCACGGTCGAGGAGCAGACTGTACAGTTCGACAAGTTCATGGGTGAGGTCACCCTTACGATGGAGGCCATGTCCGATGGTCTTATCGAGATGAAGGCCCGCGAGGT